TCAGACGCAGGGAGGTTTGACCCTTCGTTCGGTTGAACTGCTCATACTCTTCGGCAGTAAGATGCCGGGACTTCACAAACTCGCCGTCTTCATCCAGTACGTTGATTTCCTCGCCCTGACCGCGGCGTTTGGGGAACACATTTCCCTGACCTCTGTCATATAGCCGCTGAAGCTCGGTCTCCACTTCTGAAGTCCGCTCCGTAGACACGTAGGAAGGGTTGAACAACTGATTGAACAGGGGGTTGGTGTTCTCCTGAGTGCGCCCCCATGCGTCCACATAGTCGATCTGGCCGGGAGCGTCAACAAAGGGGATCTTGTTCAGGAGGTTGGCTACGTCATACTGGCTATCGCTGAGGAAATCGGACTCGTTGTAGCGGTAGGTTTCCTGCCGGTTTTCGTCACCCATGCGCTCGATCTGGCCACCGACAGTGGGGAGGAATGAGCCGAGGTAGTTGAAGGCTATGTTTTTTACAACGTCAAGCATGGGCCTGTCGGAATATCCCACGCTGTCGATCAGCTCGTTAATGCCGGACAGCATGGATGTTTCCAGGATCGGGTCGGCTATACCAAGCAAAGTGCTCAGATAATCTTCAAGCGTTGCATTCTCTCCTTCTCCTTGGGTCATAAGTTCATACAGTTCCGCACCAACAAACAGGGGCAGGGCCGCGGGGGCCATCCAGTCGATAGTGAAGCTGGTGTCGCCAATGGCAAGGGAATAATCCTGTTTCCCCTGCAGCTTATCGAAAGCGGCTTGTTTCTCGTCGTCACTGCCGCTGCCGCGCAACAGACCCATTTTCGCCAGCAGGAAGCCAAGGCCCATAATGCCAGAGCCGGTCAGCCCGGAAGCCAAATGGTCAATGGCCTCGGCGGCAGACATTTTCCCGGCGGGTACATCCATGGCCACCTCCTTCAGCCCCTTCATAAGATAGGCCGGGGAGTATTCCGCAGCTCGCATAAGCACGTTGGCCGGAGTGCGCTTAAAGGGCAGCACCGAGTCCATAAGGAACCGTCCACCCTTGCTGGAGCGGCCAAACCGCGACACAGCATCGGAGAATGCGTTTACATCCTGGAACGTGGCTTTCTTCGCCTCCAGGATGGCGTACTCTCTCGCCTTGGCGAAAGTTTCCGCGTTTGCCCCCGCCATCATATCGGCTGCCTGATTGGTCGTAATGTTGTTGGCCTTGAACCAACCGGCCAGCGCGTCCATATAGGCAGGCCGAGAAAACCACCGGTCTTCTTTGGCCATCTGCTCCGTGTTCCACTTGGCCACTTTGTCCAAAGCACCGGGAAGAACCTGACGCATCCGGTCAATATCGTTTGTAGACTCGTCATACCGCCCGGTATCCGTGCCGTCCATGGCCGCCGCGTAGTCTTGCCACGCAAGCTGCATCAGCTGCCGATCCTGCGCACTCAGCGGATTCAATACCGCCTTTGTGCGGTCGCTGGTACCGGACACTTTTTCCAGACCAGCGCCAATGACGTTCTTGGCATACCTTGCAGGCATGAACACCACGTTGCCAGCAACGTTCCGGATATGGGTCTTGGGGTTGCCCAACATAGCCAGATACCGCCATGCGCGGAATTTGTCGGCCCAGTTGGCGGGGATTTGCGCGGCAACGTCTTTCTGTACCTCTTGCCACGTTTCCTTGATAGCCTGTTCGTTCCCGGACTTCACGGCTTCATAGTAATCCGCGAGCAATTCCTCGTTGACGTTGATACCCTTTGCCCGGTCGCCGTACTTCTTTTCCATCTTGGAGATCAGTTTGTCCATGCCCTTGACGGCAAAGTAGACCCGGCCCTCGGGAGTGGCCTTATTGAATAGGTTCAACACCTGAATGGCCTGTGCCTGTTCCCGCGCGCTGTCCACGATATCCACGGCAATGTCGGTTGCCGTCATAATATCGCCGCTCTGCGCAGCCATGTTGAATAGCTCAATGCCCCGTGCCATGAGGTCTTTGCCACGCTGGCCGTTCGCCACATCGATTCTGAACTCTTCCAGCGCCTTGGCAAACCCCTTTTCCGCAATGGTCTGCTTGGCGTCTGCCACTGCATCCGCATCGGTGAAGCGAATGCGGGACATCTCCCCTTTGTTGAGAAGCTCGGTCAAGCTCTGCGCCACACCGTTGGGCGTGAGGCCGGAGTTTATGATGGTGGAGCTTGTCTTGCTGGTCAGATGCCCCTCAAAGTTCGTAACCGGCACCTGAACGGGGTCTCGACCATAGGTAGCCTGCGCGGATGCCGCACCAACTTCATTGATCGGGTGATACGGAGCAGAGCCATTGACAGCACTACTGTTTTGTGGTATGTTGTCAATAGAGATAGAGCTATTCGATGGACTCATTCTGACGTTACGGGTAATGCCGGGCGCAGACGTATCGTCGAGTAGCTCTATTCCGTTTACTACGTGGTGTGTCCTGTACTTATTTTCACCTTTAAGCACCTCAACATCTATTTGCACGGTTTTGGTACTGCCGTCCGGGAACTGAACCGGTGCGGTAAAATAGTCGTGCCGTATGCTTTGATTGTTTTTCGACGGAACGGGATTTCCGTCTTTGTCATACTTAAAGGTTTTCCCACTCCCGGCATATCGGCTGCCGGATAAAATATTCTGCAAATCAAGGAATACCGCTATCTTTTCGACGCCAAAGTCGTAATCAGAGATAATCTTGTTGATAGCGTTTTTGTACACAGTTACCTCATAAGGGCCCCCCTCAAAAGAGACGCCATTTATAGGGAATCGGCGAACGCCACCAAGCCGGTCAAACAAGGGCTTTAGATACTTCTCCGCAAAATTTCTTTGGTCGCGCAGTGTTTCCCCGCCCGAAACGCTCTCCCGTGCTTGGTTCAGCGCCTCATTGGATATTATTGCAGTTGATTGTGGGTCTGTGTTGGTGTTCTGCGGAACGGGGCCGTCCTCTGCTGTATAGGCCGGGCGTGTTTTCTTCCCCTTTCGGGCGTCTTGCACCAACTCTTCTGCCGTCGCCGGTTCTCCGGTGGCGGCGTTTTGTTCTTTCGAAGTCAAGGCGTCAAACAGCGGATTACCGGAGGATTCATTACCCCGGTTCGCAACGGCGTTCACCACCTGACCGGCACCGCCCAAGGCAATGCCAATCGCGCCGTCGCGGATCAGTTCCTCAACGGTCGGCCAATCCGCATTCCCGGTGATGGCCAGCTCAATAGCCGGGTTGATAACGCCGGAGAGAATTTCTTCCAAACCTTCGTTCAGCGTTTCAATCGGGCGGGAGGCAAGGAATTTGAGAATGTTCTCGTTCTGTGTCACCCTGGAAATGACCTTGTTTACCACGCCGGAGTTGGCCGCATCATACAGCGGGTTGCCGCCGAACAGCTTTTCCGTGGCCCACTCGGTAGCGGCATTACCGAGGCCAAGGGCCATCTGCTGGTTTACGTCATAGCCCTTGTTCCGGGCTTGCTGAATACCGGAGCCGAAAGAGCGAACCGCCATAGGTGCAAGGGATGATCCGCCGGTCAGCGCCGCAATACCAACATCTGCCGCCATCTGTGTGCCAGCAACACCAGCATCCACAAGAAACTGGCCAACCGTTCCAAGCCCCTGTTTTGCCGTTGCAATATTCCGGGCCGATTTGTCAGCTTGCTTGTCCGCGTAACCCATCAGAAGGGGGCTGACCTTATCTTCGCGCTTTGCGCTCTCTTCGGTCTCGCCATATTTGTAACTGTCGGAGAGAAAGTCCCAGATACCCCGCCCGGCCTCGACGGCACTGCTCAAGGTCTGTTGCCCGGCACCAAGAACCGTTCTCCCCACTCGTTCCCCAAGGCCTTTCGGTTCGCTGACGCTGGGGGCCGAGAAATCAGGGGAGTTCCCGACCGCCGCGTCCAGCTCCGGTGTCTGCACCGGATTGTTTGTTTTGAACGTTCCTCTTTTGGCGTTGTAGTCTACAAGGACTTGTTCGCTTTTGGACATCGAAGAAGTGCGTTCTTCTTTCGGCCTCAAGGGCACTAAAAGTTTAGGTTCCGCCATGGCGACCCTCCTTTAACCGTACATTGCTTGCCAGGCTCTATAATTCTCGGTGGCCTGGTTCACCGCCGTGCTGACAAGGGATTCGTCCACGCGCTTTGCCTCGTTGTACAGAGCCGCCGCCCGGTCAGCCTCGTTGTTGGCAATGGCCTCTTTAATAGCCGCCTGATACTGCTGCATGAGACTTGCCCTCTGTGCCTCAACATCCATCTGCGCCTCGCTCTGCGCACGGCGAATTGCAGAAATCTCGCCCAGCAGAGCGTTATTCTGGGCAAGTGCCGCCTGACCGGCCGAACCGGTGTTCAGGCCCGTAGCTGCCGCCTGCTCGTTGAAGTTCGCCCGGTTGATGGCCGCCTGCGCCGCAGCCTGATTGGCCGCCGCGTCATACTGGCCGGGGATCTTCGCCGCCTGCTGGTCAAGCGCGCCCACATTGGCCGCGTACTGAGCTTCAAGAGCGGCCTTCTGTTTCTGTGCGTTGGCGTCATACATGGCGTTGATATATGCCTCCTGAGAGCTTGCCGCCGGAAGGGTGGCCGCCGTGTAGGCGGGCTTCGCCGGAGCGGAACTGCCACGGTAATAACCGCCGCCTCCACCGCCGCCTCCACTACCGGCTCCGTCTTCGTCGGATACCGTGGGCCATTTCCCGGCGTCAGCGCTATTCTGGCCGCCAACCACCGGCATAGCCGCGCCCAAATTCGCTGCGGCGTAATCGCGAATATAAGCACCGATTCCCTGCGCCTCCTGAAGGTTTTGCTGTGCTGTCGCAAGGGGAACCCATTTATCCACACTTTCGGCTGAACCATTGGAGCCGGAGGAAGTTCCTCTTGCTGCGGCATTATTCTGCTTATTCCGCTGCTGGAGAGCGCTGTTATAAACGCTTGTATTTTCTGCAACACGTAGGTTTGCCATAATCTATCCCTCCTTATCACAGCCCAGCCCATGCGCCGGACTGCTTTACTGAAAGCGCCCCTTCTTTCCAGGAGCCGTTTGTCTTAACATAGATCGTCTGCGCCTCCGCCCACGCTCCGTTCGTTTTCACGAAAACGGGGATAAGGTCGCCGCCGGGGATCTCCAGCGCATAGGCCGCGCTGCCGTTACCGATCATAACCGTGTCGCGGCTGGATGCCTCCACCGTGTAGTACCACGTACCGCAAAGCCGCCACGCCGGGTTGCTGGCCGTATAGCCCTTGGTGGTGACACCCTTGGTGGACACGTCCCCGTTCACGGAAATGTAGGCCGTGGTCGTCCCGGAGGCGTTTGTCCAGTCCTCCTGGTGAGCACCGTAGAAGTCCACCTTGATAACGATGTTCTTGCTGCCCTCTTCCCGCGCGGCGGCCCACACGATTTTGTGGTACCAGTTGGCGTTTGGGTAGAGCGCGTGTTCCCCTTCACCCGACCATGTGACCCCCGCCGGGGCGGTCTGTGACCATGTTCCTACTGCCATATTCATCTCCCCAGTTTGATCCAGATATCCCCGTCAGCACCATCCGCTGCCGTGGGGCCAGCCGTGGAAACGAAGATCTTCCGGGTCTGCTCCGTAGTCAGCGGCGTCTGATAATCCGTACCCGCTTCCAACGGAGTTTGATAGTCCGTACCCGCCGTCAAGGGCGTCTGATAATCCGTCCCGGCTGTCAACGGAGTCTGATAGTCCGTACCCGCTTTCAACGGAGTCTGATAGTCCACCCCGGCCTCCGCCTGTACAAACCCTCTGCCGTTGCTCTTCACCAGCCCGGTAAACAGGGGCTTTTCCAGGGCCTCCGGCAGCAGCACATTATTGATGTAGTCCTTTACCGCCTTACCGCCCTCGTCGAACTTCGCTTTCAGTTGGTCAGCGGTGAGACCGTCGTCCACGTTGGGCGAGTCGGACAGCTTGGCGATAATGTCCATGTCATAGGTAAACTGTGTAAAAGCCATACATAGCCCTCCTTATTTCGCATAGCCGGTCTGACGAACACGAATGTCCGCACCCAATACCGTGGCGGTGGTGTCGGGCTTGTCCGTCTGGAAGATCAGCTTGTAATATGCGTATTTCTTCGCCTTGATCCGCAGCCGTTTGATCTGCGGTCGGGACGAGGTGATAAAAGAAAATGCCGCGAAGTTCAGATTCCCGAAACCCGCAACGGATTTGGAGATCACCTTCTCGGCAAAATCACTTTTTCGGTCTGTGCGGATGGTCACCTCTACATAGGAATTGGATTCCGGTTTCACGGCCACCCAAATCATAGAAGTGTACTTCCGCATATAATCCGCTTTGAAGTCCATCGCGCCGGATTCCCAGTAGGCGCTGATAGCCTCGCCGCAGTCGGTTCGGTAGTTGTCGGACAGATGCAGAACCCGCCCGTCACTGGTACCGAAGTACAGTTCGTTCCGGAAGCTCATAAGAGCCACCGCATCGAAAGAGGAGTAGTAGTACCACGCATCGGCGGCGTAGTTATGTACAAGCGCCTGGCCGTCGTAGCAGATGTAATACTCCTGTTTGTCGTTGTCGTCCCAGCACTTGCACCGGGGGAGGTTGAACTGCCGGATGGTGGTCTGCACCCGGTCAGACACAACCTTCGCCTGTCTCTCGTCAGCGGTGAAGTAGGTCGAGGCGTTCTTCCATTCGATCACATCCTCGCCGTGAAGCGTCCGGGGGTAGTTCAAAACC